GTGACGGCCTTTTTTTTTGGAGAAATTATGGCAGGAATTACATTGGCTCAAGCCCAAACTCAACTTGCTGAATATTTGGCAGCTGAGACTGCTGTTTTGTCTGGTCAATCATATCAACTAGCGGGTCACCAAGTGACTAGAGCTGATCTAGAGATAATTCAGAAGGGAATTGAGATCTGGGATTCTCGTGTTAAGAGACTGTCCCGTGGTGGAATCAATGTTACGGGGGTCACGCCTGTCGTATGAGGACACCCAAAAAAAGTTTTAAATCCAGGATGAAAAATTTCAGATATCGTGCCGCCCTGGCAATGATTGGTGGTTATGCAGGCGCATCTCAAACAGCCAGAAGGATGTTCGGATTCAATCCCACCACTGCTGATGCTGATAAATGGCTAAAATATGACAGAAATGTTCTTATAAACCGGTCCCACGCTTTAATTCGCGATAATCCGATTATAGGTGGGACAATAGATACAAATTGCATGAATATTGTCGGCGCAGGACTTTTTCTTCAGTCTAGAATTGACGCTGATATCCTTGGATTGAATGGTGATCAGGCTGAATCTCTTGAAAATCAGATCGAGCGTGAATTTAAACTGTTTTCTGAATCTTCAGAATGCGATCTGGCCGCAATAAATAATTTTTATGATCAGCAAGAGCTTGGTCTGCGAATGACATTTGCCTCAGGTGAAATATTCCCTATATTGACATATCTTGAGCGGCGAAATTTTCCGTATGGTTTGAAAATCCAACTCGTTGAATCTGAACGAGTTTGCAATCAGAATGGTGAACAAGATGGGAAAAGAGGGGATAATTATCTATACGATGGAATTGAAAAGAATTCGAATGGGGAGCCAATAGCCTATTGGATTTGTTCTGATTATCCTAATAGTACGGAAAAAGGCAGCCCGAAATGGGATCGTATCCCGGCCTTCGGATCTAAAACAAATCTAAAAAATGTTCTGCATGTTTATAAGCAACTTCGACCCGGACAATCTCGCGGAGTGCCATACTTATCTCCGATAATCGAGCCTCTCTATAATCTTGGGAAATACAGCAAGGCGGAATTGGATGCTGCTGTTGTAGCCGCATTGTTTACAGTTTTTCTCAAAACAACTCTTGAGGGAGAAGAAGGAAGTGGCATAAAGACTCAAGATAATTTGGGTGGGTTGAATACTGATACAGATTTAAAACTCGGCCCGGGTGCCATTTTAACACTTAGACCAAATGAAGATGTTTCAACGGCGAATCCGGGAAGACCAAATGCTAATTTTGATCCATTTTTTCAGGCAGTTCTTCGTCAAATTGGAATCGGGCTCGGGATTCCGTATGAGGTGATGATCAAGCATTATACTTCAAGTTATTCTGCAGCTCGAGCTGCCATGCTTGAGGCATGGCGTTTTTACAAAACACGCCGACAATGGTTTGCAAGAAAATTTTGCCAGCCTATTTTTGAAGCCTTTATGTATGAGGCCGTGGCAAAAGGAAGAATATCTGCTCCTGGATTTTTCGATGATTTAATACTTCGCCAGGCATATCTCGGTGCAGAGTGGGTCGGTCCATCACAGGGCCATATTGATCCTGTGAAAGAAGTTACTGCTGCAAAAATCCGTATGGAAACCGGGATCACGACTCTTGCCCAGGAGACGACAGAATACTCAGGAGGACAGATGGAACGGAACATGCGGCAGATTAAGAAAGAAACTGCATTAAAGGCAGACGCAGGTCTAGTTTCTGGATTACAGGGAACGACTACAATTATATTTTCGGATCAAGGAGCAGAAAATTGAATATCATCAATATCATGCCGCTTCCATGGGCGATTGCACCTGAATATTTAATGAGTATGAGCGAGATTGTTACGGCTCATTTAAGGGGCCCCAAGCTTAATTTGAAGGATATAGAGACTAGGATTCTCACTATGGATGATATGCCAGGCCGGCGTGATTATTCCGTAGAGAATGGGGTGGCGATCATACCAATTTCCGGACCTATATCTAAAAATCCGGATATTTTTGATCGTGTGTTTTTCGGTATGACATCATCTTCATCGATCATGAATGACATATTGAAGGCTATTGCGGATCCACAAGTGTCAGAAATCATACTCACAATTGATTCACCTGGAGGAACTGTAGATGGAACACAGGAATTAGCACGGGTTATTTATGAATCACGCGAAGAAAAGCCCATTACTGCATTTTCGGATGGATTGATTGCATCAGCTGCTTATTGGATCGGATCTGCAGCCAATAAGATTTTTATATCCGGGGATACAGTTGGTGTCGGATCTATAGGTGTGATCGCAACACATATTGATTATTCCGAAATGGAAAAGCAAGATGGTGTTAAAATAACGGAGATTTTCGCCGGGAAATATAAAAATGCCCTTTCTAAGCACTTCCCACTCTCCGAAACGGGTCTATCCTATATTCAAGACAGGATAGATTATCTCTATTCCGTTTTTATCAACGACATTTCCGGATTTCGAGGGATATCTCATGAGAAGGCTCTATCAATGGCTGATGGAAAAGTTTATGTAGGGAAGAATGCAATTGATGCGGGTCTCGTGGACGGTGTTTCCACGCTTGATGCGCTGATAAATAAAAAATCTCCATTATCGGTAAACAATGTGCCCGGTGCCGGTGCATTGGCAACATTTACGGAGATGAAATTAACAGGCAAGGAGGTAAACATGCCTATCCCGACTATTGAAAGTTTGGAAAAAGAAGCCCCCGAGGTATATGGCGCCTTAATCGCCAAAGGGAAAGCCGAGGCGGCAAATGAAACTGAAGAAAAAATTAAGGCAGCTGAAGAAAAAGGTCGCCAGGAAGGACGGACTGCTGAGATCGAGCGAATTATAGCTGTAAAAGAGCAAGGGCTTCCTGGCCATGAAAAGCTCATCGAAGAAATGATGTTCGATGGGAAAACTACAGCTGGAGAGGCCGCAATTGCGATAAATAAAGCTGAAAAAGAAAAAAGAGCCGGTGCGCTCAGTAATCTTCAGGGAGACTTGAAAAATTCAGCTGGGTTCGCAATTCCGCCCGAGGCCAGGGATCCTGTGAAAGACAGGCAGGACGGAGAGGAATTTATGAAAAAGGTCTCTGAGTATGTAAAAGAGAACAAATGCAGTAAGGGGGACGCCATTTCAGCGATCGCAAAATCCTATCCGAATTTGCATGATGCATACATCAAATCTATCAACAAGGTGGAGGAATAATTCATGTGGAATGATGGAATAAAAACTTTTCTGGCCGGCGAAGCACTCGGCGAGAAGATAAGAGTAAAAATTCAAGATGCAACTGTGACTGATCCGCCTCAGGTTGTCGCTGCAGGAGCCGGCGAACAGCATATCGGTATTACCGAATATTCTGTATCCAGTGGAGATCCTGTATCGGTGAAGCTCAGAAATTGTTCCGGGACACACGAAGTTCAGGCATCAAAATCTATCACCAAGGGAACCGTGATTTATGGTTCCGCTTCTGGTAAGGTTTCCGATGCTGCTGTCGGTTCTGCGATCGGTATTGCATTAGAGGATTCTGCCGGAGATGCCCAGATAATCGAGATAGTAGATTTTTCAGTGCTCTCCACTACTGCGGCCACCGTGAGTATTGCGGACGCCGGCGCATATTTCGCCGCTGCGGAGGCTACCGTTGAAGCCGCATTGCAGAAGCTTGCCAAGGGCCCGTTTTTCCTGACCTTCCCGAGATTCACGGGGTGGACGAAAGATGGCGCGGCTCATGCAATCGCTCTTCCGGCGGTTGAATCTCCGAATCCGATCAGGATAAAAAGAGCCTATGTCAATCTCGGAACTGCCCCCGGGACCGGCAAGACGCTTGCACTTACCCTGAACAGTTCAGCGCTTGTCAGCATCGCGGAAGATGCGACCACTGGAGAAGCTAAATCCCTGGATATCGCAATTGCAGCGAACACCGATATCGTCGTAAGCGCAAATGAAACAGCTTCCGGCGCCGGCGCGAACTGTGATATCATCCTCGTCTGCGCAATTGACGATGGCGAATAAAACAAAGTGAGGTAAAACAATGCCAAAATTAGCAACTGCAATTTCCCGCCCTGATCTCGGGGCGATCGCGTATGAATATCTTGGAGAAGCTTCGCAGCGGGGTTTTGTCGGACTTTCTCTATTGCCGATATTTGAAACTCCGAAGCAAAGCGCTCAGTATCCTGTGATCCCGATGGAAGCGATCCTGAAAACAAAGGATACCACAAGGGCTCCTCGCGGAGCATATAATCGCGATGATTATAAGTTCGAGCTGGGGACCTATTCCTGTCAGGATCGCGGTCACGAGGAGCCCCTTGATGATATAGAATCTGAAAGTTACAGGATCTATTTCGACGCAGAGGAAGTCGCTACGAAACGAGCAATTGATAAAGTTCTGCGTGCACAGGAGATCAGGATCGCATCGAAGCTGTTCAATGCGACAAATCTTTCCCATAAAGATGTATCCGTGCCCTGGAATACCGCTGCAACCGCAACACCCCAAGGTGATGTCAACACGGCAAAAAAGGCCATGCGCGATACCATGGGGATCCTGCCGAATGTTGTCGCAATGGGCTGGTGGGCTTTCGTTAATCTTCTGAATACATCCGAGATTAAAACGGCGCTCAGGTATACGAGCCCCATTGAGATGGGCGGATTCGAGGCTCAGAAGGCGGCCATTGCGCAGTATTTGGGGGTAAGCCAGGTCCTTGTCGGTGGGGCCGTAAAGGACTCCGCAGGTAAAGGAAAGGCTACAGTGATTGCTGACGTATGGGATGATGAATACGTTCTTCTGGCGGCCGTAGCAAATTCTCCCAGAGATCTCCAGGAACCCTGTATCGGCCGAACATTTCTTTGGACCGAAGATAGTCCGCAGAATGTCGTTGTGGAAAGTTACCGTGAAGAACAGATCCGCAGCAATATCTATCGTGTTCGCCATAATGTAGACGAGTGTTTCGTCTTTTCCGGCGCCGGATATTTGCTCGGGAACATTATTCATCCATAAGGAGGCACAAGATGCCATTAGCTAATCCATCTGGATTATTCGGGATACATTCGGTTTGTTTTTATAATCGGAATACAGGTGTGCCTCTAGCATTTTTGAGGGTCTTGAATAAGGCGGAACTGAAATTTAACGCTGAATGGTCAGACCTCAAAGGCGGGAGTCAGATGTATCTCTGGGATTCTGAGATTTCCGGGATTAATGGAGAGATAACCCTGGAAGGTCGAGAGTATGAGCCGGATACGATGGCCTTATTGCTCGGTGGTACGCTAGATGAGGAAACTGCTGAAGCCAGCGGTGCAATTGCAGGTCTCGCCAATGTCAAAGGTGACTCAGTTTATGATGTTACCACGGGTATTGATGGAGTGACAATATCCACTGCGGCGAACGCGAAAACCGGAAAATATATTATTGAAGCAACAGCGGCGGCAAAATTTAAAGTCTATTGCCTCAGTGATATAGATTTCCATGAGGGTGAGGATACAGTATATGGTGATGATTCTCTTGTAATCACTGAGACGGATCTGGATATATCATCCGCTGATGCTGTGCTCGCTGATTATGGTTTAACGTTTGGGAAAGGTAGTGGAACTATTGCCATGACAATAGGTGATACCGCTGAATTTTATGTCCGCAAGGTCAATGCTGGTTCTTTTGTTCTAGATGTCGGCTCGGCCAGCTCTAGTTTTGAAGAATATGGCGTTATGATCATGGCGCAGAAGAAATCCGGCGGGACAATTGACTGCATGGAAATTTACAAGGCTAAGGTCGCGGGTATGCCACTCAGTTTTGGAGAGAAAAACTGGAGTGATTGGAGTGTGACGATCAAGGCTCTGTATGATTCTGATAAGGATAAGGTATTTTCATACCGTAGAATTATCGGAGCGTAAGGACTATTGGATCACTGGCCAGTCTGGGTAACGGCTGGCCAGTGTATCCATTAGCTAATCCATCTGGATTATTCGGGATACATTCGGTTTGTTTTTATAATCGGAATACAGGTGTGC